CGTCAGCGACGGAATCAGGCTCAGGGAGATGTACGCCTTGTACAGCAGCTTCTGGCCGTTGCTCAGGGTGATCATCACGGCGCGCGGCTCGCGGTCGTCGTTGGCGACCTTGGCCAGCTGGTAGCCCGGCAGCGTCGGATCGTCGGCGATCTGGAAGTTGATGCCGGCGGCCGACTTCGTGGTCGGGATGCGGATCTCGCGGTCGCCTTCCAGGAACTGGCCGGTCCAGTACTGCTGTTCGCCACCCTCGGAAGTGGAGTCCAGGATCTGCGCCAGCTGGGTCCAGCCGGTGATCTCGCGGCACGTGCCGGCGCCGCCGCCGTTCGGGAACAGGCTGATGCTGGAGGTGTCGATGCCTTCCAGCTCGAAGGTGCCAGTAGTGGCGCCGTCGACGCGCACGATGCGGTCGGTCAGGCGGGCCCAGCCGGACACCACATCGATGTAGTCGCCGTCGGTGAGGCCGTGGGCAGCGGACGTGGCAACGCCCGGGTTGGCGTTGGTGATGGCGGAAATGGTCTTCTCGGAGCCATAGCCGGAGGCGATGGACACGGTCGAACCGTTCGGCAGATAAACGGCCATTGCGGGGTTTCCTCAGTGGGGACGCCCGGCGAGCGGGCACAAAAAAGGCCCCTCTCGGGGCCGGGCATCTGCGCTTGCGCGCGGGGTCAGATAACGTCGGCTCGGTACTCGAAGGAGACCGGCACGACGTAGGCGTTCTCTTCCTGCAGGCCGGGGCCGGCGCTGGCCGGCGAAATGACCTGCACCGTCACGGCGCCGCTGGTGTAGCGGCCGTTGACGGGGAACTGGGTGTTCAGCTCGGCAGCGATGTCCAGCGCAGGACCGGCGCCGCCATTGATCGGCCGCACGATGTCGATCTGGAACACGCCGCGGTAGGTCCGCAGCGCGCCGGCCAGATCCTCGGCGGTCGTCTGCGCCGGCAGCAGCCACGCGCGCAGGTACGTCTCGCCGCCGGCTGGCGTGAAAGGCGCGTTCTCGTAGGCCACGCGCAGCGGCGTGCCGCGGCCAGCGGCCCAGCTCGCCAGGCGCGTTTCCAGGATGACGCGGACGGCCTTCGTGCTCACTTGGGAAGCTCCGCGACGGCGGCGTTGACGAAGGTCTGGAACTCGGTGACGGTGATCCGGACCATGCCCTGCGGCGCCTGCTTTTTCGACCAGCCGTACTCGAGACGGATCGCGTAGGGCAGCGAGTTGGTCAGGTAGATGTCCTGCCCCGGCTGCCAGCCGTTGAGCTGCACGCGCACGCGCTCGATGGTCTTGCCGCCGGTCTTGTCTGTGCTGGGCGTGGTCAGCGTGTCGATGCGCCCGAAAGCGACATTCCAGTTGGCGCGGAACCGGCCGGTATCGACCGGGCTGCGCAAGACGACGCGCGATGCGAGGTCGAGCCCCACCTTGCGCACCACCTGCTCGGGCGCAGCCTTGGCCTTCTCGACGAAGCGCGCGATGTCCAGGCCGAAGGTCTCACTGGCCACGAAGCTGCGCCTCGTAGACAACAGGCGTGCCTGCCGGCGCGATGGGCTTGACCGCCACAACCTGCCAGTCCCTGCCCTGCCACGCTAGCACGTCGCCTTGCTTGGGCATGACGCCGGGCGTCATGTAGGCGCGCTGGTCGCCCTGCAGCACCAACGTGCCGTCGATGTACTTCTGGTCGTAGGCGAACACCGCGGCCGTGGTAGCAATCTCGGCCACGGTAACCGGCGTAGTGCCGGTGGCGGGATCGTACGCGCCGGTGGTCTGCCGCTTCAGCGTTGCGGACGCGCCGAACCGTTGCAGGAGCCTGGTCGCAGTTGCTGCGGTGGCGGCGTAGTTGAAGGTGGTCACGGGAATCGGACTTCGACGCGGCCGCGCATGACTTCGTGGGTGAATGGGGTCCGTACATCGGGGATGAACCGCACGAAGCCGCGGCGCTCGTCTGCGTAGATGGCCCGGCCGACTTCCTGCCCATCGACGAACACCTTTCGATGTCCGCGACCGTCATCCGGCTCGTGGATCCACTGCGGCTTGGTCTTCACGCCCGCACCACCGGAATCTGTACCCCACCGCCATCCCGCAGCAGCCCGGCCAGCATGCCGTCGACCATCGCGTAGCGAATCCACTGCCGCGCGCCGTCGGCGTAGGTCACCGATATGGGCCCGACGACCTCCTGCTTCACCTGCGCGCCCTGGTCGGCCAGCAGGTCGCCAGCGGAGGCGCGCAAGGCGAGTTCGGCGTTGGCGCGCTGCACCGGTACCGGCGCAACGTCAGAGGCCACGCCCAGCACGCCATCGCGAGGCCAGTCCAGCGCCTGCGTCGTGCTCGACCGCTCACCCTTCCAGCGCTGGCCGTACACGGCGGTCATGTAATCCACCGCGCGGCGCAGCGCCTGTTCCTTCTGCTCTGTCGTCAGCGCGGCCCACGCGGAATTGCCGCGCGCAGCGAAGTACGTGTCGGCATCGGCGACCGAGATGTAGGCCTCGGCGTCAGCTTTGCCGGTGCCGTCCTCGATGACGATGGCCATTACAGTTCCTCCACCATGCGGTGCTTCAGCAGCAGTCGGACCTCGTGCCGCATGACCGTCAACTCGTGGCCGCGCTCAAGTTGAATCAGCCCGACCTGGCATGGCTTGCGCGCCCGGATGCGAATTTGGTTGTCGATGCCCCGCATGCCGTCGATGGACGTGTGCGGGGTGTACTTTCCGAATCGCTCGGCGGCGCCGTACACCGGCCACACGTTCGACAGGAAGCCCGATGCAACGCGCACCGGGCAGTGAATGTCGCGGGCGATTTTACGTGCCTCGTCGGTGTAGTCGTTGTCTGCGTAGCCGTCCATGCCGGCCATCACGACCACCTTGGCGCCCATGGCGAACGCTGCCCACGTGGCCACCAGGCCGGACAGCACGAAACGTGGGCAGTCGGGCCAGAAGCCCAGCCGGTAATCGGCGAACCCGTGTGGCGAGATAATCGGTGCGTCCGACATCTCCCGCAGGTGCTTGCCCATCGGCACCTGCCGCGAGGTGTGCGTGTGGTCGATGGCCAGCAGGTAGTCCGGCTTGCGCAGGTCCACGCCGTGGCCATTCGTGCTGATGACCACGTCGCCGGCCTTCAGGCCGATACGCTGCAGGTCATCGGCCAGCGACGGCCCGCCGCCCATGACGACGAACCGCTTGCCCTTGTGCGCCAGTATTAGGTCGCGGAAGTCGCGCAGCTCCGGCGCCACGTGCAGCGGCGGCACCCAGGCGGCGCGCGTGTTCCACGGACGAGGCTTGCCATGGAAGCAGACCACCTTCGCGTCGGCTGGCAGGCCTTCGCGGCAGTGGACCTTGTAGCTGTAAACCGGCTCGCTGTCCTGCCACCTCGCCGCATCGGCCAGGTGGTCCATCAGGAAGCCCTGGTCGCCCCACTTCGGCCAGCGGTTGCAAACGCGCATGTGGCCGGCAGGGTCAGCCAGCCAAGCTTGCCAGACGCGCGCGCGGTCCTCGGCGGTGACGTACATGAAGCCCGACCCGATGATGGTCGGCTCGGTGAAGTCGCGCAGGACCGTGGTGCGCTCCGGCTGGGCCGGCAGTTCACGCACGACCGTGTCCAGGTCAATCATCAGCACGTCGCCATCCAGCGACGGGCCGAACATCTCCATCTTGGCCCACCAGCCCGGCCAGGCGTGCTCGAGCGGGATGCACTCGACGCCCTCGACTGGCGTGTCGGTCAGGCAGACCAGGCCAGGCACCTGACGGGCCAGCCAACGCACATGCTCAGGACCGAAGTCGCCACCGGACCGGAGCACGCACGCCTTAATCATTCGAACACCAGCACAATGAGGTCGCACGCATAGCGCGGGTACGGCACGGCAAACACATCAATCAGCTCGCGCCCGACCAGCGCCACGTACTCGTGCGACTCTCGGTTGAAGACAGGCGGGTCACCCGGGCGACGCCAATGCCGGCCCATGACCTCGCCGATGACCACCCGGCCGTAGTCGGCCGTGCGCGACAGTAGCGGCGCAATCTCGTCATCGGGCACGTGCAGCAGCAC